AATTTGGTCAGCTAAATCATCAATTACAGTATCTTCCGTATCACGGGCTAATTGAGTCATAAACCTTCTTAATTCTTTAAACTCTTTAAAAGTAGAATCAATAGCGGGTACATTTTTAATATCCCAAGTTACAGCGCCTGTTTCTGGGTCTAAATCTGTGATAGTAGATTTAACACCTCCTCTTACATCCGTATCACCTACATTAAAAGGATCTTCTTTAAGTTTATATTTATACGCCATTTGCTGCCTTAATTTCATTTACTAATTCATAATATTGTAGTAAATCAACTAAATTATCATCACCTACTTTTGAAGTTTTATCTAATTCTGTTAACATTTTAGATATTTCTACAATTTTAATTTTTGTAGCTTTATCTTTAACATTTTTAGAACCTTCTAATAGTTTATTTTTTAATTCTGATATTTTAGTGTTATAGAATTTTCTTAATCCTGGGGTAGAATCTACAGAATTAATATATTCTTTAAGTACTTGCTTTTGGTCTGAACTTAATGAATCATATTTTTCATTGAATTTTTCTAATAAAATCCTATAAGTTAAAGATCTTACATCTTTATCATAAGTAGCAAATTCTTGTAATACTGTTTCTTTACTTTCTAGTAAATTTGATTCTTTTTTAGTTAAATGTTCTAATAAATTAATTTTATTATTTATTAACTGTTTATTATCGGGGGAAGTAGTATTATTACTTTCCATTAAAGTATATATCGATGCTAAAACTTTATAATTACTAAGTTTAGATCCAAAAAAAGTAGCTAAATCGTAATTTTGCTTAATTTCATTAATTAAGTTATACTTTTGCTTTTTTAGTATAGATCTATTTAAATGTTTAGAATTAGATATAGTTGTTTCAATATAAACATTAGCATGAGATTCACTTAAAACTTTTGATTTTAAAATGGATTCATATAATCTATATTCACGACTTAATTCGCTCTTTACAAAATACTTTTTTAGTATGTCTATTGCTGGGGAGTCGCCTCCTTTTAAAGTGTCAGCAGTAATTTGTCTTACTAATAATTCAAAAAGAATACCAGTATTTTTATATTTTGAATGTTTAATTTTCATTAAAAAATATATTTATTTATAAATATTAACCTTTTAGTTGAGATTCATCTAGGAGTGAACTATCCTCTTTATCCTGCTCAAATATTAATTTCTTTTTATCCATTGATTTCAAAACATCTAAATTTTTATAATAAGATATTTTGGCACCTTCTAGATTTAATCCACTTTTATTTGTATCAGTTTTGCTATCCCTTGAATCATTTTTATCTGTATCTTTCATACGTTTAGTACCTAATGGGTCTTTACCAAAATTACTATCTTGTTTTCCGTGGGATGTAATTGATTTTTGGGGTCTTCCTAATTTAGGATCATCTTCACCATACCCATCGGGTACATTACCCGGATCTGAGTACATTCTTCCTTTACCATATAAAGAAGCTAAATCATGAGGTGTACCATATGATTTACCTGTAGCTACAGGATCATTTCCTTCAGCTTCAATTTGTGCTATTCTAAATTTACGTTTAGCATCAGAACGGACTAAATCTCTATATTCATCATATTGGTCTTCACTAAAGTGGAATACATTATGATATATCCAATCTGATGGTACTAAACCTTGTTCTAACATTGAACCTGCTAATTCCGTTTTAGATTTTAATAATTCAATTCTTTCTTGGTCATATATAATAGATGGAGTAGTCATTGATAATTCAAAATTTGTCAATGTTTCATCTGTATAGCCTTGGGTATATAAGTGTACTAAAGCTATTTTATTTAATTCTGATAATAATATTCTTTGGATTCTATCAATTGTACGAGCAAATCTAATATCTTGGGCAGCTAAAGTAGCTTTACCCTCGGTATTTTCATCATAACCCATAAATGCTTTAGGGACTTTAAGGGCAGCAAATAACTTTTCTCTTAAATATTCTACATCAGCAATACCATCATATTGTAAACCAGGTGTAGTATCAATTTTGGTTGATTGGTCATTACCTCTAATAGGAATATAAAAATCTTCTAACATGTTTTGCATGTTATATTTTAAGTTGTACTCACCTGTTTTTTCATCCATATAAGGAGTACGTTTCATGTTATTGATAGTTTTCTGCATAAATGCTTCTACTTCATTAGGAGGTATAGAACCAACATTTACATAAAATATTCTCTTTTCAGGGGCACGAGCAATCCTATGGATTAACATTGCATCTTCCATTAAAGAATATTGTTTATATAATTTACGAGCTGGTTCAATATATGATCTACCATAAGGTAAATAATTAGCATCACCTACCATTCTGAAATGTGCCATTTCATAATTATCATAAATTATTGATCCTCTATCATCTGGACCACCATCTAATTGTTGGTTAGGTACGTTATAATAACCATAAGAGCTACCTGCAAAACCATCAGGATTCCATTTAAATTTTATTTCAGCAGGGTTTTCAGGGTTTGATCCTTCTATTCTTTCAATGTGATAAGCCGTATAAGGTATAACATTATATACACCAAATTTTTCGGCTATTTCTAATTTAAGGAAGAAATCACCATATTTACACATTTGTCTAACCCACATCCAACCATTAAATTCAATATTTAAAACATCATAAAATAAATTATATAATATTTTTTGTATATCTTCATTTGAACTTCTAATTTGGATTACTTCACCCATATCATTTTTCAATGTACATTCATCAGCTATAATATCTAAAGCAGAAGCAATAATTGCATCCTGATCCATTACATCATATTCTGAATATAGGGTTGTTCTTAAATATTGGTAATTTAAATTAAATTGAGCACCATATAGTGAAGTGGGCATTGTAGAATAAATTCTATTAAATCTATCCGCTAATGCATTGGTTTCATATTCCCCACTAGATTGAATATGTCCTGAGTCAATGGTTTTTACTTGATTTCCCCCTACATTACGTATTACTACATCTGTAGAAAATAATCTTCTTAACCTTGAAAAAACGCTTTTATTTGCCATTGTATATAATTATTATTATAAATATTATTTAAAGAGCCAAGTAATATCTTCTTTACCATGTTCTGTTTTCATTTGATAAGGATTAGCATAAGGGTTTGGAGTTCCTACACCATAACTACCCATATAAGGAGTTCTATTAACTGCCATATTATTTAATGCTTGTTTTGTTAAATCAATTCCCCTTTGTCTAAATTTTAATGCTGTATCTCTAACATATAATGCTATACCAAATGCCATAACTAAATCATCATTATAACCTGTTTGCGCCTCTGCTCTACCATTTTTCCAGATAAATACTTTCATTTCCTCTACTAGTCTTTTCGACTGTATTGTTACACTTTGATCACTGATGTATTCTTGAAATTTACCTATAACCATAGGTCGTGTCTTTTTTGACATTGTAAACCCAGGAACCATCTTTGTATGATCTTGATATTTATCAAAATACGAATCAACTGTTGCTTCTCCACTCCGTTGTGAATAGTAAAGGTTAGAGTATTGTCTATCTATAGCTACCTGTATAGTAGCCCAACCAATATTAGCATTTTCTATTACTAACATTGCATTATTATATTCAGTAGCTATTCCTACTAATAAATGTCCATATTCTTTAGTACCAATTTGACCTTTGTATTCAGCTACTTGTACAGCACTTTCAATGTCAATTACATGGAAGGTAGAATAATCTTTCCCATCACCACGAGCAACATCTGCTACTACCATATAATCTCTACTATAATCTGCTGATTCCCAAACCCATAGATTTTGGTCTGCACCTCTACGTTCTAATGGGTCTTTAATATGAGATTTTTCATAATATTCTAAATATTCATTATAAAATACAATATCACCTGAGGTGCTAAAGTCACAATCACATTCTTGTGCTGCTAGTCTAGGGTCACCTAATAGAGCATCTTGTGCATCTCTCCATGTTTGGTCCCTTTCTGGGTGTACATACCATGGTAGTTTAATTGGTAAAAAATCATTTTCACCTGCTTCAGCTCTAACCCATGTTTGGTGAAACCAATTACCTGTACCATAGGGTGTAGATAATACTATAGCACCACCACCCGTTGCTAAGGTTTGCTGTGCAGAGGCCCATGTCTCAGCAATATTATCAATAAAAGCTGCTTCATCAATAATTAATAGTGATACGGCTTCAGAACGTGCGGCATCTGCGTTTGAGGATTTTGCTTGGATTTTTGAACCATTAACTAATCTTAATGATAATTTATTATTTTCAGCAGATTCTACTTTAAGCCATGAGGGTAAATTTTCCCACATAAACTGTACTTTTGTTACTAAGTTCCTTGCTGTTGCTTGTGTAGTTGCTAATGCCAATACATTTCGGTCTTTATGGAATGTCATTAACCATAAGGAATAACCTGCGGCCAATGTTGATATACCTAATTGTCTTGATTTTAATATGGCACTATAATCATTTTGTTGAAATAACGTTAATACTTTTTCTTGAAAGGGGTACAGATTAAACTGTATGCGACCACGTTGTGGGTGCTGTATATAACAGTATTTACGCATAAAATGTATTGGGTCTTTAGCACATTTTAAGTATTCTTGACGTATTACTATTTTTAAATCTGCCATATAACTAATTAATTAATAGAACTGTTCCTATTATTGCTATTATTCCAATACCACTTACAAATTTAGTTTTAAATTTTTGTTTTTTTAAATCTAATTGTAA